ATCCTTTTGCGACGGAAAGTGTATATGGGCCATTTAATACATTTGAAGAGGCTTCAGATAGAGAAGATGAAATAAATCACGAAGCAGGAGTATATTAAAAAGAAAGATATGAAAAGATTAACAACACCAGACGCATTAATGCTCCTAGTAGCAGTTTCAGTGATTGGAATGACCTTTTATTTATTTTATAACTTACTTTAATATGACAGATATGAAGAAGATATATTACCACGTGGTAATGAAGGCAAGCGGTTATGTAATTGTGGAGAGTGAACATAGAGATTGTTCTGAGGTTCCTTTCTCAGTTAATAGTTATGTTAAGCGTGAACGCGCGCAGGCAAACATCAGTGATCCTACTAGTCGCTACTATGGTCAAGTTAAAAAGTTTTGGTAAAAAAGTTGTGAAAAGATTAGGATCCGAACAAAATTATCCTTATATTTAAGTATTAATTTAAAAAGAGAGAAAATGGCAAAATTATCAAACAAATCAGCAAGTGGTACCAGCTTCCACGGACACAAAGTAACGGCAACGCCGAATCAATTAATCGAAGCATTAGGGGAACCTCAGTTCGGATCCAATGATGGACGAGGCAAAACCAATTTCGATTGGGTGTGTGAAACACAAGACGGCAAGGTATTTACGGTATATGATTGGAAACAATACGAGCGCTTGGATATGGATTCATATTACTCATTCCATATTGGAGCGCATTCCGGATCGGTTGCGGCCCGAGCTTTATCTGAAATTCACAGTAAATTTTTCTTAAATAAAGTTTAAAAAAGATTAGGATCCTAACGTTATTATTCTTATATTTAAGTATTAATTTAAAAAGATAAAAGTTATGACAGTAGCAGATTTGATAGAGGAATTAAAGTGGATGCCCGAGGGTGCGGAAGTAAGATTTGCATCTCAACCCAATTGGCCTTTTGAGTATAGCATTGACGATGTTGTAAGTGTCGAAATAGAAAATAGACGCACTGGCGAAGCTGAGGAAGTTGTGTATTTAGCAGAAGGTCGCCAACTAGGTTACTTGCCGAGTGAGGCAAAGAATGAATTAATGTGGTAAAAAAAGTTTAAAAAAGCAGCGGGAATATTTGGTTCGCGTTGCTTTTTTGCTTATATTTAAGTATTAATTTAAAAAGAGAGATTATGACAAAGTACACATTTGAGTTAGACAAGTATGCGAGTAAAATTGAAATGCATGAGTTTGACGACATTGCGCAGATATTTGTTAATGACAAATTAATTGCCGAGTATAAATTTGGAGGAGCAGGATGCTCGTTTATATATGAGGCAGATTCCAGAAAATTAATTGACACCCTAGTTGGAGTATTGTATGATCGGGCATCTGTTTCTGTTGAGGAAGATGTGCAGGAAGGATTCCTGAGCTAAAAAAAAAGTTTAAAAAAAGTTGCAAAAAGATTAGGATCCTATCAGAATAACCCTTATATTTAAGTATTAATTAAAAAGAAAGGTTATGAAATTATTTTTAAAATTAGGAGCAAAAATTGATGAGTGTAAAAGGCACGTATTTAATCAAGGTTATAGTTATGATGAGGCACATAATTATGTTAAGTTAGTTTTTGAGGAAACTGGTTTGAAATTTGGTGTGTTTGATTATGTAGAAAAAGAAGAAATAGAAAAGGCAATTAAATATTTAAATAATAATATACTAAAATAAGAGTTATGACAAAGCAAGAATTAAGAGACTTAGTAGAGAGTACCGATGCGAGAAGTTTGACAAAACTAATTGAAAAGGGACAGCTGTATGATGCGGATATCCAGAGTTTAAAAAAGAAAGGCAACAAAACTAGAATATTTGCAGTCACCATTATTGCCGCAGTCTTATTACTAATACTCGGCTTGATGATCGGATTACCTAGGTACAATGTGTATAGTAGCGAAATGCGAGGTAAAGCAGAATTTGTGAGAGCTGAGCAGAACCGTAGGATCCAAATAGAAGAAGCAAAAGCTAATGTCGAGTCGGCACTACTAGATGCTGAGGCAGATAGTGTTCGAGCCGTAGGTCAGATGAATGCAGAAATAATCCGGGCAGAAGGAATGGCACAGGCAATGGATATCGAAAATGGTAAACTAACCGATTCATATATCAAATACCTGTGGGTTCGTAATATTGACAAAGGAGACAAGATTTATATACCAACAGAATCTGGTATGCCATTGTTAGAAGCTAGAAATTAATTTAAAAAAAAAGTTAACAAAAAGGTTGTTTAATTGAATCAAAATGCTTATATTTAAGTATTAATTTAAAAAGATAAAGGTTATGTTAAAAGAATTTAAAAAATCGGAGTTTCTAAAAGAAGTAAAATCTAAATATGGTTCTATTTCTAAATTGAAAAAATACCTCAAAGAAACTGCTGAATATGAGTATGGATGTGAAACCAGCGAAACTAAAATATATGGTTGTAAAGTTCTTTATACTTCAAATCCTAATTGTTTCGCTAGTTATTTGATAACAATACCTATGGTTGGTATGAATGACCAATTGGGTTTAGATAGTTCATCTATTACTAAAGCAGGACATCAAAGAGGTTGTAGTGGTTATTATTTAAAATAAAAGTTAACAAAAAGGTTGTTTAATTGAATCAAAATGCTTATATTTAAGTATTAATTTAAAAAGAGAGAAAATGGCAAAAGGAAAAAGAAATTCAGGATTTTACAAGCAAGAAGGAGTAATGGGTCAAGCATTGGCAACGGCAAAGCGTTCAGCTAGCACAACCGACGCAGTGCACCAAGCAATTGCAAACGGCAAAAAGAAAAAGAAGCCTCAGACAGAAAAGGTAGCAATGTCATTCAATTTTCTAATCAATGGCAAGTAGCAGGATCCGGGCAGCAGCATTCCAGGCAATGCTGTTAGCCTTTCGTATAGGGTATATAGTTAGCAATTAAAACAATTAAAAGAGTTATATGGGAAAGAATATATTTGTTACAAAGGGTGCTATTAACAGCACGGCAGACAGCACTAAGGCATATATGCGAGACATCAAGCGTGTCAAAATGATCGACCGAGATCGGGAGAAAGAATTGTCAGCTCGTATCAAAGATGGAGATCGTGCCGCATTGAATGAGTTGGTATCTGCCAATCTGAGATTCGTAGCACAGGTAGCTCGTAGCTATCAGGGAATGGGTGTAGCAATGGAAGACCTTATTGGGTTTGGTAACATTGGATTGTTCGAAGCCGCTACCAGATTCGATGCGTCCCGGAATATTAAATTTATCAGCTTCGCAGTATGGTATATCCGAGCAGAGATCCAGAAAGCACTGAATGATTTGAGTCGCACAGTTAGGATCCCTTCTCACCGTACCCGCAGTGAAGAATACGGAGAGGTTAGTACCGATGTGCAAATTAATGATGAAGACAATTCCGAAACCTATGGATCCAGATATCTGCAAGCTGAGGACTCAATCGGTGAATTTGAAAGAAGTCAGTTCCAGCAAGAGCTAGCCGATCTATTAGATCAGATTAATCCTAAGCAGGCACAGGCGTTGGTGCTTCACTATGGTATAGGACAAGAGTATCCGATGTGTATGGATACCATTGCAGACAGAATGGGTATCACAGGAGAGCGAGCCAGACAGCTTGTTCGTGCCGGGGAGAAGTCATTACGTGGTATAGCCGGATCAGAAAGTTTGTTGCAATATGCTTAAACTTTTCTTGCAAAAAGGTTGTTAGAATGAAATATTATTCTTATATTTAAGTATTAATTTAAAAAATAAAAGATATGACAACTTACGAAAAAGTATGTGCAGGAATGTATTTAGAAAAGTATTCAAAAGACGGCAATCTTATAAGAACCGCAGAACAATTTGGAGGATCCGGCAATTGGGTTGTACACGTATTTAGCGGTCTGAATATCGGCGGAGAATACAATGAAGATGAATTTAAACAAATCCGGAAATTTTTTAAAAAAGATTAGGATCCTAATAAAAAAATGCTTATATTTAAGTATAATTAAAAATTAAGGTTATGAAGAGAGAAGAAATGTTATTAGAGTTATTGTTAGAGCGAATCCAGGAAATCGAAGACCTAGTGCATCAAGCACACCAAGCAGGAGTTGAAAATATACGATTAACTCGTTTAGGTATCTTGCTAGCAGGTATGCTGCATATGTTTGAGAATGGATCCGAAAAGGATATATCCGATGCGGTAGCCAAAGTGGTTATACGAAATATCGATTCTGGCAATGAGGCAGCAGCTGGTAATGCGGTAAAGGATTTGATTTCAGGTATTAACGGAGTTAACTTGAATTAAAAAAAGTTACCAAAAAGGTTGTTTAATTGGGAGAAAATGCTTATATTTAAGTATAATTAAAAAATAGAGAGATATGAGAAATGTATTTGAGCCTGTAAAGGTTAATGGTAAGTTAGTAGCAAAGTGTATTGAGACTGGTAGCATTGCACCGGCGGATAAAATCAGAGATGTGCAGATCCGCAATGCATTCAAAAATAGCGAAGTGTTGGCAGTGGATCCAGAGTCAGGTCGAGTAACCAGATTGTCGGCTAGCATCTTCGGCAAGCAGACAAGCAGTGAGCCAACCAAAATGAATTTCTTGCAGGTTGTGACAAAAAGAGATCCACAGGTAATGTTCAGCAATTTAGAGCGTCTTACTAAAATGGTAGCACGCGGAATCCAGCCAAGCTTATTAGTTACCGGAGGTCCTGGATTAGGTAAGACATACCTAGTAAAGCAGACATTGACAGAATCCGGATTGCGCGAAAGTTATGACTTTGTGCATTTCAAAGGACGTAGCACAGCAGCCGGGATGTTTATCACATTGTACCAGAACAGCGACAAGGTTATAGTGTTTGACGATTGTGATAGCATATTCAAAGACGCAGATGCAGTTAACATGTTGAAGGCAGCATTAGACAGTTATGACACTCGCAAAATCAGTTACCTGACAAGCAAGCCGCTTAAAGATGAGATGGGCGATCCAATTCCAACCTCATTCGAGTTTACCGGTAAAGTGATATTCATTTCAAATATATCTCAGTCAGCAATGGATGAGGCAATCAAGTCTCGTAGCTTCGTGTCTGACATCTCAATGAACACCGAGCAAATGTTTACTCGCATTGAGCAGCTAATGACAAAAATGGAGCCGGGTATTCCAGAGCAAGCAAAAGAGTCCGCTTTACAGATAATGAAGCGCCTCAACACAAAATACTCCGGAGTGGAGATCAACCTGCGCAGCTTCATCAAAGCTTCCCGCATCTGTGCAATGGGCTTTGACAATCCTGAGGCAATGGTAGCAGAGCAGATTATAGTATCGTAAACATATCTCTCAACATAGTGGATCCGGCAGCAGCAATGTTGTCGGATTCGCACTGTAAAAAAAGTTAACAAAAGATTAGGATTATTGAAAGAAAATCCTTATATTTAAGTATTAATAATTAAAAGAGATAGAGTTATGAAAAAAGTAAATGTTAAAGAGTTAGGAAGCAAGTTTATGATCTTCGGTAACAAAGGCAATGTGTGGAGCGACACGGCTCATGCTTATAAACTAGGAACCGGCAACCTATGCGGTACTCCAGCATTAAGCACCAACCATGCTAAAATAGCCGGCATTGAAGAAGTAGGATGTGCAAAATGCTTAGCAGCATTAGACATGTTCTCGACAATAACTTTTTCAATGTTTAATCGAAATTAGATAATAGCATATAACATCGACAATATATAAACCAACAAAAAAGAGAGACATGACAAAGAAACAAATCACAGAAACCATTCAGCAATTAGAAGCTGCAGCTTGGAGAGAGATGCATGAGCGCAACCGTATCTGCGGCCGTGATCATGTATTAGCATTAACTGCCAGAACCCGTTGGACGACCATACATGAGATGATGGCTGAATTGCAAATAACACCAGACAGCACTCTGCCAGACAACCAGGCAGTATTCCGAATGCGGCATCAGAGTTGACATATATAACATGCAGGTGCGAGGGGGGCTTAATAGCCCCCTTTTTTACTGAGCGGGGAGGGGGTAGCATATAGGGCCAAAACAGGGGAGGGGGAGGGGGTTAAATAGGGGGGTGGGGAGGGTTTCATTAACACCCCCGTATATAGGTGGTGATATTGGGTGGTTATATCTATTTTTCTAGCACGGGTAAGATTTTTGCTATATAGGTGCTCTTTATTAGAATATACAATGTATATAATAGTATAATACCATTCTATATCACCTTAACCCATTCTATCACATTCTGTCACATCCATTCTCGCAAAAGGCATATTTATTAATATATGATACGATTACGAGATTTAATAACGGAAACCACGCATGCGGAGGTATATGACTATCTGCGGCAACACATCGATCGCATTGCGGCCGAGCATGCAGAAACACCAGCACGCAAGCTAGGTTCAGGATATTGGGGTGAAGCTTGGCTGATGCAGTCAGGGCGTGTTCTCAAATTCACAGCGGACCCTAATGAAGTGGCTTTGGCTGCTAGAACGTCACGTAGACCAGCGTCTCCACACTTAATAGGAGTATATTCGGTTCGGCCGATCACCGGGATTCCTTTAAAGGATCCAAACACCTTGTATGATGATCCCGCAGAGTGGCAATCGGGACGTTACGGAGCTCGTGGATATTATGTGATTCATCAGGATGGTATTACTCCTTTAAGTGAATATGGCGTCACACTCGAATTCGCATACAATTCTTTATACACTGCGATATTCAGTGGCGGATGGACCACAGAGCGCCTGTTGCAGCGTATCGAGCGAATGAATTATTCGAATCGGGACGCGGAGCTGTTGCAACGCATCGTGTCCCAAGCTGACGGTATACGACGTGATATACGCAGATTCGGAGTTAACTTCACCGAAGCTCATTCAGGCAATGTGGGATTCAATGCATCAGGTAACTTTGTGATTTATGACATGCAAGCCATGCAGGGAGCCCCAGGAGTAAAACCAAGCAATTTAGGTAAGCCGATCAACATGCAGCAAATTGCGCCTGTGTACACCACAGACGGAATCGATACACCAGATGATCCCAACATGTAAACACTGCGAGGTTATATTTATATTAAACCATTATTAAAACACATACAACATGAAAAACATTTTAACAGAAAACATGCGCAGGTTTGGTACCAAGAATTTGCGTGAACAAACCGAAGACGTGACACGTGTAGGTGTGTCAGAGATCAAGAATGCAAAGATTGATGGTAACACCATGACATTCAAAGCTGGCGATCTAGATGAAGACACCTTCCTCGATCTCTCTGACATGGTTCATCCCGACACTCAAATTCAATTGAAAAATATTAAACACAACCCTGCTACACCAACCACCGCAGAAAGATACACTGTATCTAGTATCAATGATATAGTTGCAGATTTTGACTACGATCTTGCGAAGGAAAGACTTTTATTCTACTTCAATCAATAAACCAAATTAATAAACAACATGATACGATTAAAAAACATTATCACGGAGACGTCACTAAGCGATGACGACTTGCTAGACATCATATTAACATACACCAAAGACCCCGAAGATGCAGAGGCTGCCCTTGCAAGCTATCGAGAAACAGGAGATTTCGGTGACGCGGCAATTAGCTCTAACGTGCAGCGTGACCCTCGATTCCGAGCTGAGTCTGAGACCGGTGGCGCTGGTGCACGACTCGCCGCTGCTGTGATAGAGCGCGCGCGCCGAGCTATGCGCAGCATGAGTGATGCTGAGGTTGCTGAGTTTCGTGAGCACATCGCCCAAGCATTCGACATGAAGTTGTAGTGCCGACGTGCTGCTGGTATAGTCCTGGAAGTGTGACCTGACGTGCTGCTGGTATAGTCCTGGAAGGACGTACTAACGTTCTACCGCACTACATATTTATATTAAAGCAATCTGTCATGGGGTAATAACTGAGTTTCGATTAAAATTAGCAGCGGTGGCACTTGCTGTGTTAACACCGTTGTTAATGATACTGTGTTATGGCCCGTTACCTTCCATTTCAAAATATTGGGAAACTGAGTGGCAACCGCTGTTCATACTTTCCAATGCAGTAACCAGCTATTTCTTTTTCACACTACCTAAATGGAAACTTCCGGCGGTATTCCTGATGCTGCTAACTGCATTTTCCGTGCAGGAATACCAATACATCCACAATCTGTTTGCAATTGCCTTCTTTTTGAGTTCGTACTGGGTATTGTGGTATTCTAAACGTTATCCGGTGTTTTTACTGCAGTATGGAGTTGGTATTATTGTTATGCCTTTTAGTTTTTTATGGGGAGAAGTGATTTCTATCAGTGCATTGAGCTTGTATCATTTAACCGTATTAATTCGATTGCAACAGCTAACTAATCGATGACTCGTACATATTTATATATAAAAAAGATTATCATGATTAAACTTAAAAACATGTTAACAGAAGAAGGTATTATAGAAAAACTACCAAAAGACATTCAATCTGCAATCAATCGATTGCGGACAAAATGGGGTGTTATAATTACTGATCGTCACATCGAAAAAGAATTCGATCAAGAAGGAGGTACTAGACCAGATAATGGTAGTGTAGATCCAATTGCCGAGAAACAAATACTCAAATTAATAGCAGCAGTTAAACAAAAATTTCCATTAATCAAAAACCAACCAGGTATCATATCTAGCTACCGTAGTTACATGGCCCAGGCAGATAATTTTGGACGTAAAGTCAATTCCGGCCGGTCTATCGATAATGTACAATCGGCAAATACAATACCTGGATTTTCACAACATCATACCGGTAAAGCTTTCGATATATTCAGTGTAAAATCTGCGTTTTGGAATAAACACAAAGATGTAGCAGACTATATCAAAGAAATTGCACCAAAATATGGTTTCGATGTTACATATAAAACACAAGGAACATTAAGAATAGCTGAGCCATGGCATTTATATTATACTAATTAGCAGTGACACACATGATACGATTACGAGACATATTGACAGAAACGGCACATGAAAATGTGGTTGATTTGGTTCGTGATAATTTTGAAACCATACTAGGTAACTACGAAGAATGGTTAGAAGGACAGTTGGATGACTTGGTAGATAATGAAGACATAACTGAGTGGAATCGTTATGACACTTTAATGAGTATGCGAGACAATTCAGATAGTCCGGAAGAATTTATAGGATATTTAAAGTATCGACACAAAATGTTTGATACCGCACAATTATATCAGTTTATTGAACGTTACCTAGATTACCAGAATATTGCATGATTAGTTTACGGGACATATTATCTGAAAAGAAGATAACTAAAAAATCTGATTTTGATAGAGCCGAATATTATAAAGAATATATCAAGCAGCTTGTGCCAGAAACATTTAAAGTTGAAATGAAGGATAGTGAAATAACTATTAAAATTAAAAATTAAACGCACGTCTGCTACCTTAGACGTTTAGTTGCAAGACCCGGGGTATTTCACCCGGGTTTTTTTATGCACATATATTTATATTAAATAAACGTAATAATCATGATAGAAAAATTTATTTCCACTCTGTTTGCAAGCCGGACTCAGGCACATATATATCATTTGCAAACAAAATCTTATGCAGAGCATATGGCATTGCAAGAATATTATGAAGGCATCGTAGATATGATAGATGCAATTGTCGAAGCATATCAAGGTAAGCATGGAATTATTAAAAACTATACTGCTCCTGCTAAATTTGAGAATTATGGAGACAAGAACGTTGTTAATTATTTTAAAGGATTAGCAATGTTTGCTGAAAAGGCATATGATAAATTACCAGAAGATTCATATTTACAAAATCTATATGACGGAGTAATTGAGTTAATTTATTCTACAGTATATAAATTGGAAAATTTAAAATGATAAAATTATTAGATTTAACGAATCCAAAGCATCAAAAAATTGTTGCTGAAGAAATTGCTAGAGCAAAACGTATTCTTAAAGAAGCTGCGTCAGATCGGTTTTTACAATCAGCTGCAAGAAACTTGGCTGCTCAAATGCAAGGCAAAGCTGCTAGCGAAACAACTCTAATGAATCGTTTAAACAGAATGCCATTAGCTAATAGACTTACAAAATCAGATTTAGATAAAATTGTTGGTTATGCAATGAAAGAAATGGGATTGGATGTTGCTGCGGCTGCTGGAGAACTAGATTATGCTAAGATAGTTAAATGGATAGAAGGCAATCAATCCATGTTATCTGGATATGAGTATGAATCTAGTGGCGTTGCTAAAAATGTAGATGAGATCATTAAATGGGTTCGTTCTGGTCGTGCTTCTCAATCATATCTTAAAGGATTAATTGATGACATGGACAAATTGGAAGGCGTTGCTATTGACGATGCTCAATTTTATAAAGAAGCAGAAACACCAGGATTAGGAAATATTAGTGCAAGAACTAATCCTAGAGATATGGGATATAGTTTAGATTAAAATTGTATATATGAAACTTATACAAATTACCGATGAAGATGGATACCAATACATGGTAAACACTGATCATATTGTGTATCTTTGTAATAACAATAACACAACCACAGTTAAACTAAGTAGCGGATTAGAAATTTCAACATATCAACCATATATTGCATTAGCAGAACGAATTGCAGCAACACAAATAAGTTTAGAACGAGATAAAATTTTAAAAGATTAATATGGATTCACAGGAATTATATGAGCAAATGAAACAGTTATGGGAAACGTTTGAAGAAAACCATACTCGTTTTTACACTAAACAAGTAAAAGCAGCAGGAAGTCGAGCTAGAAAATCTATATTAGAATTAAAGAAGCTTTCTAGCAATTATCGTACTGCGTGTTTAAATGAAGCAAAAGAAATATGAAACAGCTGTTTGAAGAAATATTGAATGAAATTTTAGCAGAGCAAGGTGCTGAATCTGCAGATACAGAAATTACTGGGAAAGAATCGGTATATACTCCAGAGCAACAAAAGTTTCTAGCAAACTTTGCAAAGAATCAAAATGACTCATTGGGTATATTGTATTCATTATCTCCCGCAGGTATACAAGAATTCATTAATCGAAGTGGTGCTATCTATAATCTTTCTACCGATGTTCTAACACAACTGTTAAAATCTCGTGTTGTTTCAATTGTACCATATACTGGTTACAGCAGAAATACAGATTATACTATAAAATGCAATGTTCCGTTAGAATCATTAGCTGGATTTAGCACTGAAGATGATAAAGAATCTGAGGAAGGCGGTGATGCTGGCGGAGGAGATATGGGAGGCGGCAGTGATTTTACCGGTGGTGGTGGAATGACTACTGCAGATTTAGATACTGGCGGAGATATGGGAGCAGATACCGGCGGTGAAGCACCTGAAGCAGGAGCAGAAGAGCCAGTAGGAGCCGAGGTACCAGAAGAAGGAGCTGAACTTCCGGAAGAAGGACCAGAAGAATCATTCCGTAAAGATGGAGATTTATTGTTCGAAACAGAAGACCTAGTTCATTCTAAGTATACATATCCACAAATATTGCGCGAAACTGCTAAAATTGCTGAAAAATTGATAACAGAGCAACGAGTCAATGAAACGTTTTCTAGTCGGGTAGCAAAATCCAGAGTATTGAATCGACTACCAGCTGGATATCTGAATTTGTTAGAGCGAATTATTAAAAATTTAAGTGGTAAAATACATAACACACTTGAAAAAGAACATCTAGTAGCAGATATACTTGATAATTTAGCTCATAACTTTGGATTGACACCGAATCAAATATTAAAGTCTTATACATTTTATAAAAATCAAAACAGATTAAAGAATTTAATCAAAAAATAGTTACAACATTGGAAAGTTCCAATTAATTTCATATATTATCTATAGAAACTAAATAAATTTAACAAGTTATGGCTTATTATGTAGCAAAAGTACAATTAATCGATGAGATTGATACGCCGAAAGGTGTAAAACAAAAAAAGGTAACTGAATCTTACCTAGTAGAAGCATTGTCAGTAACCGAAGCAGAAGCAAAGGTAGTTAAAGACTTTGCAGGTTATACGTTTGACTTCGAAGTAAAAGGAGTTACTCAAAGTAAAATCATTAAAATCATCGGATAATGGCATACAAAGAAGGAAACGCAGTTATTGTAAACAACGAAGGCAAAAATGAAGTTGGAGTTGTTATTAAAAAATTCATTGTTAGTAAAAACACATTCTACGATGTCCTGTTAGAATCCAGGTCATGTGTAACCTGTGTGAATACTGCTAGATCTAATCGAATTTTTATCGATCGCACTTTGACTAAAACTTTGGTAGACTCCGGTGAAATCGAATGCACGGTGCCGTATGCCGAATTAGCAGAAACTGATCAATTGCCGTATACTAGGTAATACCGAACGTATACAACTACCTAACTTAACCACCTTATAAGTTATTAGAAACAAATAAACAAACGAATACGAATATAAACAATACAAATATGAACAGTGTAAATCAACCATGGGCAGTTTCCGACAAGTATCGTGCACGATATGGAGAAGTATGGGCAAATATTGATTTTGAATTTAATTCAGTTTCAGAAAAGTTATTTCATGATAGTCCTATGAGTACAATTGTAGGTCGACTAATAGTTGCCAATGTCTGTGAGGACATGAGCATGAATGATCTAGGTATCACACAGGCCGCGTTAAAGAATCTGATTAATGAATCTGCATTTGCTTCAGGTAATACCTGCGAAGTTAGAATTAAATCAAAATACGTGATGTTAAACAGAACGGAGGCAAATCGTTTATTTGAAACGATTGAAGATGCAACCACAACAATCACTAGGAAGTACCAATTAGGATTATATTTATAATAAATGATATATGAAAACATATGGATTTTTTTCAATTGCAGATTCTAGCAAAGAAATTATAGCAAAATGCAAAGTAAACACCGTCATGGATGCAATTAAACATTTTGCAAGAATAAAAAATTTATCCGCAGAAGAATTTGTAAAACTTTATATTGTAACAAATGAAGTCTAATACGATGCAAAACATATTTCAACATATCAAGATGACCAAAGCTGAGTATCAAGTTATGTTGCAATATTCACCGGCTGAGAAATTTCAATATCTAACTGATATATTTCAATCACATCAGGATCTGTCAAAATCATTGGAGACAGAAGACTTTTCTAAGACTCTGGGAGATTTCTTTGATGAATTGACAAAAGGAATGGATTCGGATGATCCAACGGAAGATGATGATGACGATGATGAAAGTTATTACGAAGTCAATTCAGAAGATATTCCAGATTCTAAGAATCGAGTAGACATTCTTATTGATGATGATTATGTGCTTGTTGAGTCTGACAGTTTAAAGGCTTTGAAGCACATTGTGAATAATTTTTTCGATAATGGTTATATTTTACATCGGGACACAGAAACCGAGAAAATGTTTCGAAAAGACAAATTAACACGATACCTGCGAGTTTATAGTATCATAGGCATCAACCCAGTTATATGTCCAAATTAATATGGCAAAGAAAAGAAAACAAGACGTACCAAAATACATACAGGCAAAATTCAAGAAAGAACAGTATAAGCCCGGAGACTATGTTTGTATGACGTGGTTAGGTGGATTGAAATTCGGCCAGATAATAGAAACCGATAAAAAGAATGAACATGTTCGTTACAAAATTAAAAGCTATAATACGTTTTATACGTGTGGCATTCAGATTGGAGAGTACCGATCAGAAAACACAGATTACGGAATCCTCCTTGCCGATGAAACTGAACGAAGAGGAGCAGCAGCAATACGATCAAAAGCTACGGGTAGAGAATTACATGAAATCGACAGAAGGGCAACTAGTAGCATACCACCTAAAACAACAAGCGCTGGACAATCTGCTAATAACTCTAACAACGCAAATGCAACTAGCAGAAGCCGAAAAACTACAAAGTCAAAAAATGCTGTTAAGCATAGCTCTACAAATGACAGTAAGACAAAATCGAAACCTGCTAGAAGCAAAAAGACCGAATTAGATAAAGAGGTGCAGAAGCAACGAGACTTTTTGAATGGTTTTATAAAAAAATAGCTCTAATAATTTGGACTTCTGAAAAATTATACTTATATTAATAGTGTAATTAAATAGTTAACCAATTAAAATTTAGAGCAATGAAAAAGTTATTAGTAGTATTAGCAGTAGCAGTGAGTGGGTTTGTTGTAGGGCAACGTATCGAGATGTCAACTACTTATATTGGATTCTTCGAAGCATTTAATGAAGAATTTGACATAAAAAATACATGGAGATTCTATGATAATTCGGATACCAATTCATTCAACATGCCGGCGTTGATGTTTATCGAACCAGAAGACAGCCTAGATTATCTCGAAATTGTTGACTTCGATAAAAAGTATTTTTACCGCCAATTCCGCCGCGAAGATGGAACGTTATTTCAGAAACGAGTACCAATGCTTAAAATTCACCAAGATGGAGATATTAAATCGTGTTTGGTCGAATTATCAGATAAAGATGGAATTTCAATGCCCATGATTATTTCAATTCGAATGAATGAGTTAAAGAAATTAAATGAATATTCTGGTCAAAATTGCATCATGTTTATTACACAACATAAAGGTGGCGGAGTTGAAGGTAAGATTTACAATGTTCCGTGTTTCAAAACAATCAATGCAGAAACTGGCTATGGTAATTTATCGGTGAAGTTTTAATTTAATTAATTAAGTTATATATTATATATATACAGTAAAATTGCCCCCATTGGGGGCAATTTATTGGTTTATAAAAAAATTATAATGTATTTTGAATTTTTTGAATTTCTGGTACGTTTTTATATGTATTTGGATCCTGAAGTGCATTAATCATAGCCGGTTGATTATTTTGTTGTCCGTCAATTTCGAATGTTGCGTTTTTTAAATCGGTGTGTTGCGGCCACAAACGTATTTCATCTTTATATATTATTAATCCTATTTTAGCTAAGTCAGTGTTTTTATTGCTGGCAGGTTGATATGTAGTTAATTGAAGGGTAACATATGGCTGTCCATTTTTAGATTTACCCAACATTTTTTCTTGCAATCTCCATGTATCCTTTGTATTGGTATTAGGATTTGTAACTAATAACTCACCAGTTGCGAACCCCGGGATTGTTATATTTGTTAGTGGGAACTTTTTATTATGTTTAATATCCATAGCTTCGATATCATCCTGTTCCGTAATAATCTCAGCCAATTTCACAATTTTACGCTTAGTAGTTTCGGAAAGGTTTTTAGCTTTGAATCTTAGCATGTTTTCTGCTAGAAGGTTTTTCTTTTTCATATAGTTTCTATTATTTAGTAATCTATTTTATATAAATATATACGAATTAAAAAAACCGTAGTATTAGGATATTCGAAAAATTTTTCTTATATTAATAAAAAAATACTATGATTAGATTTGGTTATTGTTGTATCAATATGACGCTCGGCAAGCAAGATATCCGTACGGGTCGCACCATGATTGAGCGAAAATTTAAGCAAGGCGGTATGCAGTTAGCGTCTGATATATCTCTTAAGAATGCAAAAGATTTACTTCCTATACTGCAATGGAATGAGCGTAACGGCATTCGATTGTTTCGTATAGGTTCTGAAATATTCCCTCGTTGGAATCATTACGTGTTAGAAGACCTACCAGACATCGAAGAGATCAAGCATCATCTCCGAGCAGCAGGTGACTTCGCTCGAGCACATGGCCATCGACTAACTACGCATCCAGGTCCATTTCACATACTAGGTTCGCCTAAACGTGACGTTGTTACTAACAGTATCATTGGCTTAGAACGACACAGTGAAATGTTTGACCTTATGGGTTATGAGCCTAGTTTTGACAATCTTATCAATATACATATCGGCGCAGCATATGGCGACAAAGAGTCTACTATTTCTAGATGGTTAGCTAACTATGCAATGCTATCTGATGAACTTCAAGCTAGGTTAGTGCTGGAGAATGACGACAAGGCTTCGTTATACTCAGTTCGAGATCTGTATGAGATGGTGCATGTACATACCGATATTCCAATCACGTTTGACTATTGGCATCACACTTTCAATACCGGCGATTTGTCCGAGCGAGAAGCATTCTTTATGGCACGAGAGACTTGGGAAAAGCATGGCGTTACTCAGTGCACTCATTACTCTGAGTCTCGTAGACGCGAGAAGCAACTTCTTATCGAGCGAATGTTTGAACACCATGGTATCAGCATGGACAATATAGATCAATGGCCTACCTTCCACAAAGAATACAAGGCATTCACCAAGATCAAAGAGCAGGCGCATTCTGACTATATTGTCGACTTGCCGAATACATACGGTGTTGCAGATTTAGATATCGAAGTAGAAGCCAAGGCAAAAGAGCAGACATTGCAGCAGGCAGGTATTGAATGTTGTCAGCAGCAAATACTAGTGTAACATATTTATATTAAATAATAATATAGTAATAAAAACAAAAAAAAAATGAAAACATTAGTTTTAAAAATTAAAAGTTTATTAGAACGAGTTAAAATCTTGTTTAGTAAAAAATCAACATGGATTCTATTAGCAGTGTCCGCAGTAATAATACATTTAGTTGCTCCTAACAATAGTGTGGGTGACTGGAGAAAAGGTAGTTCAGCTTCATTACAAGCTACAATATCAATTGATCAAGCTGCTTTTAGGAATAGTAATCTAGATGATTCGATCCTTGTACAAAAAAGTTCTGATTATGAACAGTGCATTAAAGATGTAGTTATTAATCCTACTTGGTGTACACCTAGTCATGATGTGATAGCTACATGTAGCACAACATCAAGTGGAATTTGTTGGGCAGGAGAAAATTCAAACTTTGAACTTAAGTTTCATAATGGTGATGGTACATATGTAGGTTATATCAAGTTTCATGAACCATATGCAACTCATTTCGAAGTTAAAGACATTCAATCTTACAATGGGTATCTTGTATCTTGCAAAACAATAAGTACAGCAGATAGACATTCTAACTTTGAAGTAACTATATCAGTATATTAATAAAAACAAATAAATTATGGCGTATTACAGATACAAAGCAAAAGTTACAGATGACCTCACAGAGGCTCATGAAATTGTAAGAAATGTCGGCAAAATGCTTTCAGAAGGCAAAATCGACAAAACATCTACGTTGGACAATCTAGGACGAGCTCTTAAAAAAATAGAGTCAGCAAAGTACTACGTCGACCGAGAGTAGACAAATGAAACGTATGTTACCTTATGTAATGTTGTTGTCAGCATTATCATTGGCAGCTACCGCAGCTTATTACAGTATATTCGGTTTAAGCAAATTATTTTCATCACAGGCATCTGCCGTTATTTTTATGGCTTCTATACTGGAAGCTTCTAAATTAGTTACAGCATCTTATTTGCATCGACATTGGAGTTCGATAAAATGGCTTGCTAAAACTTATTTAACGACAGCAATGATTATATTGATGGCAATAACATCATTAGGTATATACGGATTTCTAGTTTCTTCTTATCAGCAAACTGCTTATAAAATGTCCGCAGTAGAAAGTGAAATATCAGTTTTAGACCTTAAAAAACAGCGATATGAAACGAATTTAGGGGCTATACAAGCAGAAAAAGAATCTTTGAATATCAATATATCAGAATTAACTAAAGGCTTGGCAAACAACGTTATTAGCTATGTAGACGGAGAAGGTAATCGAATAACCACTACTTCATCTGCTACCAGAAAGGTGTTGCAAGGTCAATTGGATTCTCAATTAGCAAGACGTGAAAAATTATCTGACATGGAGATTAGTATAGCCGATTCGGTTAGTTCAATCGAAATGCAAATATTAAACACTCAGTTAGACAATGAAGTTGCAGCAGAGTTAGGACCATTAACATATGTTTCTGGAATAACTGGAGCTTCAATGGATATGGTAGTTAATTGGTTTATATTGTTATTCATTATAGTGTTTGATCCGTTAGCAGTAATATTATTAGTATCTGCTAATCGATTATTAGAAACTAAAAGCAATCAGGATTCTGTGCCGGTAGCAGAAGATGAGGAAGATTCATTAACTGAGGAGTGTGAAGCCAAGAGGGTTGAAGCCCCGACTCAGGAATCTTCCATTCCGGTGCCAGAGAAGCCAAAAGATGCTTCATTTAAACCACATTCATTACACAATGTGTGGAGATCAGCAAAACGTAAAAAATAAATAAATGGCAAAAAAGAGTTTTCAGAAAAAGGGTAGCGGTTCATTTCATTCTTTAAATTGTAAATACTGCGGAACCCAAGTAAATCGTTGTGATATCAATTCGGTTAAAGTTACATGTTCTAAATGTGTACATCAGCTTGTAGAAGGTAACCGATTGGAAGAACGAAAATAATTACTTATATTATAATTAAAAAAAGTTATGTTAGAAGCAGAAAAAATAAAGTCTAACTGGGAAGAATATCGTTCCCGGGTCAACAATTTATTTCCTACTCGTGCAACACAGTTGAATCGGTTGTATGATGATTTAGAAGATCGCATGGTAATGATGCCAGCATCAAGCATTGCACATTTTCATAATGCATTTGCCGGAGGTTATGTAGACCACGTGTTACGAGTTATGGATTGCACAACCAAGTTGTATGAAGCTTGGCAGGAAATGGGTTCGGATATGTCTGGTTATACTCGAGAAGAAATGATGTTTGCGGCAATGCATCATGACCTAGGTAAAGTAGGATTTCCGGGTGATGGTAATGAGGTGTATCAGATAGAAACATCGGATTGGCATCGCAAGAACATGGGTCGAATGTACAAACACAATGAAAACATTCCTTTCACAATGGTACCAGATCTTTCTATTTGGTTGTTGCAGGAATATGATGTTAAAATGTCATGGACTGAGTATCAAGCTATAAAAATTCATGATGGTATGTATGACGATGCAAATAAACCTTATTTCGTAGCAAGAAGTGCACAGGCTAAATTGAAAACTAATTTACCGGTGTTATTGCATCACGGAGATCATATGGCGGCTCAAATTGAATTTGAAAGATGGAGAAACAATCAGAGTCCGAAAGCAGTTGCTCCTAAATCTAAGGAAACTAAGAGTAATGCAATTAAAAACTTAGCAGAAAATAATCCGGATATTGGTAAATCTATTTCTGATATTTTCGGCTCATTTAACCAAGATTAATCATGATTATATTAGCAATACTATGTGTTATACTGGCAGGGGTTGCTGGATATTTTATATATCGAGCTTATGTATTAGCCGGGTTATTAGCAGATCAATTAGACTATACAGATGAAGTAGAACAGCTTTCTGAATACATGTATCGAATGATTGATGAAGCACATCGCAACATGAAACGAATTGATCGTTTAGGCGCATTTGAAAAAGAAGATGAAGCAGGAACAACGTTTCAGTTATTAAAAGAAGTAATAGACAATTTAAACGAAGAATTCAATGGGACGCAAGAGGAAGAAAAGTAATAATTATTTTACATCAATCACGCAAGCAGCAATAGTTGCATACAATCAACTAGAAGACCGTCCTGTGTTAAAAGAACGTGTTTATCGCAGATTCATTTTTCCGGCATTCATGAAAATGGCAGAAAATTTAATCAACAAGATGAAACCAGCATACATCGATTCTTCATTTTTAGATTTACAATCAGACCTTGTTACATATCTTACTGCTCGTCTAGATAAATTTAATCCTGAATCCGGTAAAGCTTATTCATATTATACCAGAACTTCTTGGAATTATTTAATTGCTGAAAATTCAAAAGGTTACAAGCAATTAAAACAAAAAACAGAAGAGTTTGATATGGATGAAGAAAGAAACATTATCACAGAAATGGATAATGATGAAATGCGAGACAACCTTCGAGTGTTTATGGATGAGTTTGTGGAATATTGTTATCGTAATCTGAATTATATATTTAGTTCTTCGTTGGATATACATGTAGCAGATTCCGTGTTACACTTTTTTGAAAATCGTGAAAACATTGAAGAATACAATAAAAAGTCATTGTATATTTTAATACGAGAACGAGCCAAGCTCGAACCGGCACAAACCACATACATTACCAGAGTAATGAAAACCATCAAACGTTTATACGAAGATAAATTTACCGAGTATCAACAATCAGAGTTCATGAAATTGCCTTTTTGATATTTATTATTAAAAGGTGTTATGGATAAAGACGATAAACTATTCAAGGATACTTCTTTCTCGGATCTCATGTCCGATATTTATCACAATTCCAAAAAGAAAGATCGCCAGATCAATCAGATGATAGCACAGTTGCAGCCTTTAATTAAGAATGCATCTGATGCTACTATCATCGTTCCACTTATCAAAGAATATCTGGATATATCCGTGAAAAATGATGATCATTTAATCAAATTAGCGGCTATAACACAAAGATACATTTCTACCAAACAAACTATTTCTGGAGCTGACGGCTTAATGAGCGACGAAGAAAAGAAACAACTTCTTTCAATTGCTGAACAAAATTATGTTTCGGAACTAGAAGATGAAATTGAAGAGATAAAACGTAAAGAAGATGCAGAGAAAGATGTACATGATCGGGCAGATGAAATAAAAAATAAGATATCAAAAACTGATGAATAATACGAATATACATTTTTATTGGGCAGAAGTTACTGGTACAGAAAATACATATACGTATGATAACTCTGATAGTGAAGATTCTAATAATGAATATTTGTATACCATACAAGCTCAACGATATGATACAGATGTTAAGTCAGAGCCAATTTCAGCAAAACCATATAATTTAAACAATTTAATTGTTCCAGTTAAAGGAGAACATGTAATCGTATTCCGAGCAATTGCTCCCAGAAATTCCGAAAGATTTGATCGTACCACACAATGGTATTATCTACCGGCTATAGGAATCAATAGTAATATAAATCAAAATGCATTTCCAGGTTTATCTGTTACTAACAATGCAGATACTACCATTCAACAAACAATATCTCCTACGCAGATATATAAAGGCGATAATGTAGTATCCGGTCGTTTTGGTAATACTATACGATTAGGATCTACTCCTGATAAAACTCAAACGTATTATAAATCATCTCCATGGAGTGGTGTAACAAATGATCCGATTATTGTTATATCAAATTCAAAAAGTAATTTTGTTAATAATGAATTAAATACTAATAATATTAACAATGATTATTCTTCCTTATATTTAACTAGCACACAAAATATCAA